AACTGATCAAGCAGAACCACGACGAATTGAAGACGCTATGGCCCGAAGCCCCGGCGGGGATTAACTCCGCTGGCCTTAAGAAGCGTGATTACGACCCGTCAATTGTGTTCTGTGGGATACAGTCGGTTCACAAGAAGGCATCGAATTTTGTGAAGGTCGATTTGGTGTTGATTGACGAGGTGCATTTGGTTCCCCGCAAGACCAACACGATGTATCAGCGGTTCTTGAGTAACCTGAAGATTATGAATCCGCACATGCGGGTAATCGGGTTGACTGCGACCCCCTACCGGCTGGACTCTGGGCTGCTGCACACGGGCAAGGAAGCGCTGTTTGATGCCGTCTCTTATGAGGCAGAACTGAAGGATATGGTCGATCAGGGTTACCTTACCCGGCTGATGTCCAAGCAGCCCAAGACCAGACTAGATGTCTCCAGTGTCAGCATCCGTGGTGGCGAGTTCGTAGCCGGTGAACTAGAGCGTGCCGTGGATCGTACCGATGTCAACGAGTCGGTTGTACGCGAGATTGTCGTGCTGGGTGCCGAGCGCAAGTCTTGGCTGATCTTCTGCGCAGGGGTCAAACACGCCACTCACATTGCCGAGATCGTCCGCCGGTACGGCGTTAGCTGCGAAACCATTTTTGGCGATACCCCGAGTGCTGAGCGTGACCGGATTGTCCGCGACTTCAAGGCAGGCAAGATCCGCGCACTGGCGTCCATGGGGGTATTAACGACGGGGTTCAATGCGCCAATCGTGGACCTGCTCGCCATACTTCGGCCTACAGAGTCAACTGGCCTGTACATACAGATCATGGGTCGAGGGATGCGTAACTCGCCCGGCAAGGAAGACTGTCTGGTGCTGGACTTTGCTGGGAACATTGCACGCCATGGGCCGGTAGATCGGGTCAACCCCAAGAAGCCCCGCCAGAGCGACGGAGAAGGCGTAGCGCCGACTAAAACCTGCCCCAAGTGCCAGAGCATCGTCTTTGCTGGAACGTCTGAATGCCCCGATTGTGGCTACAGATGGCCCCCGACGCCGATAGCCATTGACCAGACGGCAACGACGCTGCCGGTGATGAGCATGAATGCTCCTTCAGAGTGGTTTAAGGTCAACTCTGTCTCCTACAGGCTACACAAGAAGGCAGGCAGTCCTGACTCTATGCGGGTGGAATACCGCTGCGGGATAGCCCTGCACAGCGAATGGGTCTGCTTTGACCATAAAGGCTATCCGCACGATAAGGCACTTCGCTGGTGGCAGCGGCGCATGACAGGGCCCGGCATCCTGCCTAAGTCAACGGCTGACGCTATTGAGAAGTCCGAATCTCTACGCAAGCCAACCGAAATCAAGGTTCGCAAGAATGGCAAGTACACAGAAATTGTCGAGTTTCGGTTTATGTCCGATGTGCAATCGGGAGGCCCGAGGATTCCTGTACCTGCCCCCACCCGGCATCACTCGACGGGCTAAAAGACTCTGCTCACTTCGCTGCATGGATGACTACATGATCGACAAATCACCCAACGAGAAACTGGCTTTGAACGATGCTTCAGCGGCTGCGGGGCACTACATCGAAGCCACCGGGATGTACAACTTTCTGGACTTTACGCCAGATCAGTTTGACGAGTTTATTGAGTCAATCGTCACAGCTTATGTGGAGTCTCTTCAGGGTCAAAGTCCGCAGGAAGAGCAGATTCGCTTCCCTTGACGTATCCGTGCCCACGGCAAGACTCTTCGTTTAGATGCAGCATGACTATGCCTGAGTACTTGGGGTGGGAGCACCAGCCCTCGCCGTCATACGTCTTGATAAAGTTCTTGCACTGACCGCAGCGCATCATACCCGTTGCCCTCTGAAGTAAGCCTGCCCGTTAATCACTACGCACATTTCAGGCTCCAAAAGCCGTCCGTCCCTGAATGTCAGCACCGCAAAGCCCGATGCCCAGTTAAGCGGCCCAGCCTCTGTGTAGTGAAACTGTGGCCCCTTGGGCTCTGCCAGAGTGCCTGTGTCTACGCCGTACCTACGGCCACGGTAATCGCCCCACGGGGTGTATTGGAGCTTGTGCAGGTGTCCATGGACGTAATTGACCCCAGAGCGTAAAGCACTGTTATAGGCCGCATGGACGCCTCCACCCACAGGCCGATGCCGGATGACCGTCCAGCTCTCACTTTCTGCATTAACATGCACCGCCCAGCCAGCCCGCCAACGCGGTAAGTAGTCGAGCAGCATTGCCCCCGGCATCTCCTCCATCTCTGGAGAATTGGTGCACAAGTAGTTCTCAAAGCGGGCGTCGTGATTGCCAATCGTGCGGATCAACTTTGCCTTGCCAGCAGCCCTCTCAATTTCGCCGCAGCGGTCCTGAACGGCATGGATCTCTTCCTTGAGTTCCGGCTGCTTTTCCCAAAGGGATCTGGGGTGCCTGCTGATCCGGGCTCCATCCAAGATGTCTCCATTCAGGATGACTAAAGCCGGACTAAGCGACTTGACTAACTTGCAGAAGGCTTCGTGCGCAGGGGTAACAATTTGGGGCCAGTAGTGCGCGTCAGAGGCTATCAGGACAATGGCATCGTTGACATCAACGTGCATCTCGGTTTCATAACGCCTTGCCCTATCTTCAGACAACTTGGTAATGGCGTTGCCAACCATCGTGTTTTTGCTGGTCTTGGAGGTAGGCGGGATCACACTTGGAAGCGATATTCCGTACTTTTTCTCCATGTTTCTTCGTCTAGAAGCCGCTGCCCTAGTGGCCATTTTTAAGTATTTTGCTACGGCAGATGGAGAGCCTAGTCTATTCCAAGCGTCAATAAACTCTTCGTCACTGGTTCGCTTTGACATCATTCACCTTCAACTGGATCCCAAGCTCTTGTCGGCGCTTGTGAGTCTTTTTATCGTCGCGAACGGCTCGCCATTCCAAATGGCCATCGACAAGGCGGAATTCTTCCCTGTGTACCAAGGCGCAGTCGCAACACTCTGTATGCGTATACCCACGGACGCGATACCACTTGCCGTCCTCAATCTGGACAGGAGTGTACTTGTCCTTCTTTTTCATGGGCTTGACTCTACCTGCTTGCGTAGCGTCTTAGCAAGTCCTGCTCGGAGGGAGTGTAGGCAGACTTAGACTCTTCTTCGCGCATAATTTGAAGAAGTTCGCCGCCATCGGTAGTTCGCATAATCTCTCGGGCCTTAGCCTCACTGCCGTACCGCTTAATTAAAGCCCGCATGATTCTGGCGTTGTACTTGGTGTAGTCCTCGCCGGAGTCAACCATGCCGCCTTCGGCCATGTTCCTTGACTGAATAACCGCAAAGAGCTTCTGCCGCTTCTCTAAAGGAGTTGCGTTAAAGTTTTGTGCGCTCATCAGAAAGTCTTTGTTAAGACCCAGCGAAGTCAGATACTGACCCAACTTGTCCTTTTGCTCGCTAGTCAGGCTTTCGTAGGTATACGGCTCAGCCTCAGGAGCAGCGGGTTCCTCAGCAGGAACAGCGGCAGGCTCTTCCTCAGACTCGGGCTCCTTGGCGTATGCGTTATAAATGACACTAGAGGTCACTGCGCCAACACCGGGCTTATAGCCAATCTGAGCAAGTGCTTTGTTTGCGAGCCGCTGAGCAGCCGCTACATCTTCTGCACGCTTAACTTTCCCTTCAATAGCAGACACTACGCCGCCAGTGTCGTCTTTTAGTATCTTGTTAACAATTGTTTCGATCTCATCGGCAATTTTCTTTTGCTGGGACTTTACATATACCCGCCGCCCTGTTCCGGCAGCAGCTGCACCACCAGCAGCAATCATTCCGCCAAGAATAGACCCAGAAGCAATACTTCCAAGACCCCCTAGAATCGTTGCCAAAGTGGTAGCGCGAGCCAGCCCTTCGGTCGTGTTAAGCGGAATCTTTTCGGCTTCGATGTTAATGGCATCGCGCATGTCAGGCGTCAGATCACCAAGCGCCTTTCGCTTTGTCTGAGCATCAACACGCATCCCCCTAGCGGCGGCAAACTCTGCATTAGCCTGCTTGATAGCAAGTTCTTCTGCTCTCTTGCCTTCGCTAATCTTTTGGATCTCCCGCCCAGTCTCGCGAACCTGTTCACTCGCGGCTTCGGTTTGCTCTTTTGCAGCCGTTTGCGCCGCCTTAGCGTCTCTCTGAGCCTGCTTATAAGTACGGCCCATTTCCTTAACTTCGGCCAATTTAGCAGCACGCTCTTCAATGCCACGCTGGGCATTAGCCAGAACATTGTCTACTTGGCTGCGATCCATGCCAGCACGGATAAACGCTGCCTGACGCTCAGGAACCGACAAGGACTGCACAAGCAATCTGTCATCCATAGAGTTCAGAACATCAGACAATGCAGCGCCAACTTTCTCGCGCATCTTCGGATTTGCACGGACAAAAGCGCCAATCTGATCCAAAGACCCCTCCTTTAAAGGCGAAGTCAGTGAAGATTTAACTTGAGCCTGTAAGCCAGAAATAGAACTTATTGCCTTTTCTGCCTTAGCGGCACGAGCCTCCATGCGTTCAGCCCAACGCTTCTTAAAGGCCGCAGTTTTCTCTGCCTCGCCAAAAGCGCTAGTGACTTCATCTGCTTGCCGCCGCAGGGCTTCGTTGGCTGACGGGAACTCCTTCAGGAATTCGCCATACTTGTTTAGTACCTTATCGTAGCCCTTGGGGGTATTTCCAGCCTGCTCGGTCAGCGACTCAAGAATGATGTTGTCCAGTTTTTCGTAGTCGCCCTCATCAAAATAGGAAGCCTTCAACTTTTGCGCGGAAGATTGCGAAGGCTTAGAAAGCGCCGTATCCAGAACAGTTTCCGGATTGTTCACAAAATTATCGCGACT